TGAAAGAGACGACGAACAGGTTGAGTTGTATCTCGAAAAGAAAGCGGGTTTTGAATGAGCAAGGTCGGGCAAATATCGGTAGACAAATTCTTGTCAACTTTATCACTCACGCTTGAGGACTACGCAAAGGGCGTTGATAAGTGCTTAAAGACAGCCTCGGAAGAGGCGGGCGAAAGTGCTGTCAATGAATTGCATAAAACCTCACCCGCACGTCCGAACGGCGGTGCATATCGTAATTCGTGGGTATTCAGAGACAAGGAGATAAAACGAGGCAAGTCTTATCGGACGGAACTCGTCGTCTACAACGAGAAGTATTACCGCCTTACACATTTGCTCGAAAAGTCGCACCGCATCGCCAATAAATATGGGCAATATGGCACTACATCACCACAGCCACACATCGCACCCGCACAGAAGAACGCAGAAGAGAAGTTCCAAAAAGTCTTTAAGGACGCACTTGAAAGGATAAGGGTATGACAAGTCAGTTAGTTGCAATAAAAACAGCCTTTGACGAGGCTAAGATACCATATGCTTACAATATGTTCCCGACAGACAACGGCTCACCAGCGTTACCGTATGTGACGGGGTTCGTAAGAGGCGGGCAAGGTTCACCCGCTGACGATCAGAACTATTACGACACGATGAACGTCAATGTCGTTTTGTTCACCAAGACGAAAGACCCGACCACAGAGGAACTTGTCAAGGACACGCTTAAAACCCTTGAAGTAGTTTACGAGTGGGAAGAGACTTACGACCCGAACGAAAAGATATACGTCATCACTTATCAATTTACTATGGACGCATAAGGAGAAATCATCATGGCAGATACCAATAAAGTTAAGTTTGGTCTCAAGAATGTTCATTATGCCGTACTCACCGAGACAGGTGGTACTATCACCTATGGTACACCCGTCGCAATCAAGGGAGCGGTAAACCTTGCTCTTGACCCCTCGGGAGACGAGACAAACTTTTTCGCAGACGACACCAAGTACTACGCCGTAACTAACGACGCTGGTTACACAGGAAGTGTTGAGTTCGCAAAAATTCCCGATCAGTTCAAAAAGGACGTTCTCGGTTTCATCGAGGACACCAACAACATTCTCTTTGAGGACGCAGAGGTCGAACCCAAGAGATTTGCACTTCTGTTCGAGTTCAGCGGAGACGCTAACAAGACCCGCCATATACTCTATGACGTAACTTGCTCAAGACCCTCTGTTGGTTCGGGAACTCTTACCGAGACCAAAGAGCCTGTCACCGAGACTCTGAACATCACCGCATCACCTCTTCCTGTTGACGCAAACGGCAGACGTCTTGTCAAGGCAAAGAGTGTCGAGGGAGACGGACAGTACGCAAACTGGTTCAGCGGTGTTTACGAGTTCACCTAATACGAGGGATAAGTGTATGGAAAAAACAATAGTTGTTGACGACAAAGAAGTAAAGTTCAAGGCGACGGCGAGTACACCAAGAGTGTACCGCCAAGCCTTTGGGCGTGATATTTTCACCGACATCGGTACAATCATAGCGTCCGTAGGGAGTGACGTTGACTTACCTGTCACCGCACTCGACGCCTTTGAGAATGTGGCGTATTGCCTCAATTCACAGGCAGAGGGACGTGAGTTAAAAAGAGAGTCTATTGAAAAGGATATGACCGCATGGCTTGACGGGTTCGAGACCTTTTCTATCTATCATATTTTCCCCGAGTTAATGGAACTTTGGCGGTTGAACAATGAGCAGACCGTCGAACCAAAAAACCCACCAACCCGACCGAACGACCAATGACGACAGCCTTATTTATGTTACGTTGTTTGCAAGTCGGGTTAAAACTTGACGACCTTGACACGCTGGATATCGGCATGGTCAAGGATATGTTTGTCGAAATGGCAAACGATCACGAGAAGTGGGACGAAGTGGCAACACAAAAAGACTTTGACAGATTTTAAGGTGATAACATGGCAAGTGATCGCATAAAAGGTATCACAATAGAAATAGACGGCGACTCCAAAGGACTATCCCAAGCCCTTAAAGGCGTCAACAAGGACATAAAGACCACACAGACACAGCTTAAGGACGTCGAGAAACTGTTAAAACTCGACCCTCATAATGTGACTTTGCTCGGTCAGAAAATGAAACTCCTCGGTAATGAAATCAATCAGACGAGGGACAAACTCTCACAGCTTAAGTCTGTTCAAGAGCAAATGGAACAGGGCTTAAAAAACGGTTCGATAACGACCGAACAGTACGACGCATGGCAAAGAGAGATCATTGAGACCGAGAACGAACTCAAGAACCTTGAGACCCAGCTTTCAAAAGTTCCCACAGCAAGTGAGGCTATGCTTGCGAGAGTGTCCGATAACATGGACGCACTCGGACAGCGGGTTTCGTCTGTCGGTGACAAAATATCGGGTCTTGGTGATGCCTTAATGCCTGTCACGGCTGGTATAACCGCTCTTGGTTCAGCCTCAATCATCGCATGGCAAGAACAGGACAAGGCTTTAGATAATGTCATAGCCAAGACGGGAGCAACAGGCGAACAGCTTGAGGCGATGCAAGACATCATAAACAGCATCGCAACGACTATCCCGTCAGACTTTGGCACAATTTCTAACTCTGTTGCAGAAGTAAATACAAGGTTCGGAGTTACGGGCGATGAACTTGAGAACTTATCTACTTTGTTTGTTAAGTTCGCAACCCTCAATAATACCGATGTTGCGAGTTCAATAGACACCGTATCGGCTATGATGAATGCTTGGGGCATTGACGCATCACAGACCGAGCAAGTGTTGAACACTTTAAACGCTGTCGGACAGCAGACAGGTGTTTCAGCAACAGAACTCGCAAGCATCTTACAATCGAATGCTCTCTCCTTTAAAGAAATGGGTTACAACGTCGCAGAGGCGTCACTACTCATGGGGCAGATGCAACAGAACGGAGTTGATGCCTCTGTCGGTGTAACCGCACTCCGTAAGGCTATGGCAAAGGCTATTGACGACGGTACAGACCTTAATACCGTTATAGCCGAGTGGGAAACCCTCATGGCATCGTCAGCAAGCGAGGCAGAGAAGTTAGAGGCAACCGAGGCATTATTCGGTTCAAAGGCATTCGCACAGTTATACAATGCTATCTCACAGGGCAACATATCATTTACTGATATGAACGCCAATATGCGAGACTTTTCGGGCAATCTTGAAAAGACATTTGAGGCAACCCTTGACCCTATCGACGAATTTACGACCACAATGAACGAGTTGAAAATACTCGGTGCAGAAATAGGCGAGGAAGTAATACCCGTCTTGGTGGACGTTTTACGAGATTTAAAGCCTATGCTTGATAGTCTCCGCGAGGCATGGGAGTCAATGTCACCCGAAGATCAGAGAGCATTGATTGAAAACCTTGGCAAACTCGCTTTACTTGCTCCCGCATTATCGGGGACAGGCAAAATTATATCGGGTGTAGGTCACGGCATCAGCGGTCTTGCGAAAGCTGGTAAAGCATTATCAACATTAGGCATTGGTGCAAAGATAGGTTCGCTTTTCGGTGGTAGTGCGTTAGGCACAGCGGGAGCGTCAGCGGGTGCAACAATCGGAACATCACTTCTTGCGGGCATCGGTTCAGCCCTTGCGGGTGGTGCTGTCGGTAAGTTGCTTGATAATTACGTCATCGCACCTATTCTTGAGAAACTTGGTTCTGACTCTGCTGAATGGTACAAGAATTTTAAATGGTTCGGTGAGGGTGGCTTTTTCCAAGAACTCTTTGACTTTAACTCATTAAACGAGGCACTTGAGGTATATGGCGGTGCTTTTCGGTTAATGGGCGAAGATGCCAAGAACAATCTGAACAACATGAAAACCGCTGTTCAGACGATATGGTCAAGCCTTTCCGAAGAGGCAAAGGGTGCAAGTCTCGGACTTACCACAGAAGTCGCTCAAAATTGGGAGACCATAAAGAGCAAAGCGATTGAGACGTGGGAAAGTGTCAAGAACACCGTAACCGAGAAATGGGAAAGCCTTAAGACCATTGTCGGAACAATCAAGGACAGCATTTTACAGACATTTCAAGATATATGGGACGGCATCAAGGAAGTGTGGGACAACCTCGGAGCGTTGTTTGAAGAGGGTTTCAAAATAAAACTCCCTCACTTTTCCGTAAGTGGTGGCGTTGCTCCTTATGGTATCGGGGGACAGGGTTCACTCCCTAAATTCGATATCCAATGGTATAAGGACGGCGGTATTCTCACAAGCCCGACCATATTCGGTATGCAAGGCGGTCATTTGCTCGGTGGCGGTGAGGCTGGTTCAGAGGCGGTTTTACCCCTTGCCAAGCTGGAGACAATGATTGTGAACGGCATGACAACCGCTATGGGTAACGGTGGCGACACGATCATCAACGTATCTATCGACAACAATAACCTTGGTTCGGTCATCTTAACCGCACAACAGATGATGAACATGAGGAGAGGAAAATGAGTTTAAACGCCTATCCTACAACCATAAACAATACACCAATCCCCGTTCCTATCGCATGGAACGAAACTTCCGAGGTCGTGGAGAATGTAAACACGACAGAGGCGGGAACGGACGTCGTTGACGTCTTGAGAGTGGACAAGCTGACGGTTAATGCGTCATTTGATGTATCTTCCGCATGGCTTGCCACTTTCAAGGGTTGGGCGAAAGAGACAAGCCCTCTAACCGTCAAGATATACGATGCCGACCAAGCTGGATATGTTTCAAGGGATATGAGGATAAGGAACTTCTATTCCTCGCTTGTTCAGCATTCAGACAGGACGAGTGGAACGGTCGGTCTTTGGAATGTCACTTTTGATTTAATCGAATTTTAAGAGGTCGAAATGTATAGCACGAGTGCAACGTTTCAAACCAAAATCAAAGAAAAGGTTCGTATCTTTCATTGGAGCGGGGTTATAAATACTCCCACTCCAATTTCTTTTTCAGATGACGACATCATCACAGGAGCATTGACAAGAGCAATAGCGGGACAGGCACTTGAAATCGGTTCGGTTTATTCGTCCCAGCTTACTCTTGAACTCGATATATCCGTCTCAAGATATGAACTCTACAACAAGACAATCACCTTAAACGTTCAGTTAGACGGTGCGAGTGACGTTATCCCGATGGGTGTTTTTACGATCACCGAGGCGTTACAGAGTGTCGGGCATATAAGTATCACGGCATTCGACTCAATGATTAAGTTCGATGATGTGGTCTTTAACGCATCACTCAACAACTCGATACAGAGTCCTTACGCATGGCTTGCACAGGCTTGCTCGGAATGTGGTGTGACTCTCGGTATGACTTCCGCACAGGTTGAGATATTACCGAACGGACGAAGAAAGACAGGCTTTGCTGATAGTGTGGCTGATGCGAAAACATGGCGTGATGTGCTTGGGTATATCGGGGCATATTTAGGAGCATACGCTTATATCGGACGAGACGGTCTTTTGTATATGGGCGTATATGGCTCTAATTCGGTCGATACCGTCCCCGCAAACTTTAGGTGTAGTTCGGGTCTATCAGACTTTAGAACGACCTATGACGGGCTTTATGCGGTGTACAAGGCAGACGGAGTACAAGAGTATGTATCGAACTCGAACACGGGCGGTATAATCCTTGACCTCGGTGTTAACCCGTTCTTGCAGATAAGTAGCTCCCAAAACCGACTTGACGCATTACAGGAAATCATTGACTCATGGGACGGCGTTTACTATGTGCCTTACGAGGCAGAAATGCCGTTAATCCCGACATATGACACAGGCGATGTCTTAACGTTCGTTGACAACCAAGCTGGAGCATACGACTACGGTGCGATTACTGAAATAACGTATAACATCGGCGGTACAATGTCTGTCACTTGTAGTGGTGACAACCCGAGACTTGCAGAGGCACAAGATCGCTTTAGCAAAACAATCGAGGGCTTATCTTCCGAGTATTCAACGGGACAGGAGATCGGAACAAAAAACTTTTGGTTACTCCATACCGACACAATCGCACACAACAACATTGGCTCAACCAAAACCCTTGTTGCACAGATTGAATGGGAACAAAAGACAGATGTACAGAGAATGGGTTTCATGTTCTCTTGTGACGGAGATTTAAGCGTTACCGCATCGGTCAAGGTAGAGATCACCGTTGACGACGAGGCTGATTATTCTTTCGAGGTTACGGAAAGCAAGTCAATGAACGGCAAGCGAACCTATACCGCCACAAGCGGGGGCAGAATAATCAACAAAGGTTCACACGTTGCACAGGTCTACATGACCGTTACTGATAACAAACTCAAATGGAGCGATTTAGCATGAGTTTAAATATAGAAAGCCTTAAATTTGTAATATTCGGGAACGGTCACGATTACACCTTATTAGACTCGGGCGACGGAGATACACAGGTATTCTCCCACCCGTTCGTCCCTCTCAATAGTGCCATGTATGCGGGACAATGGTATTTTATAGTCCCCGACGAAAATGGCGAACCTATCGACCCGATAAAAGACGACCTCGCACATTGTACCTTTACCCCCGACCTTGGCGATGCATTCGACACCGTGGGCGAGATAGAGGTTAAATGCCACTATCACAGAGAGTATATATATCCCGAGTCAACCATAGTTGTTGACAAAGAAGTCAAGCAGACTATTGAGGTTGTAGATCATGGCTCGGTAGTATCTTCCTCGGGAACGTGTGACCTCTACACGGACGGTTATTTGTTCTTCAAACCGTCCACAGTATTTACGGCTATATCCGAGAAAATGTTTGTTTACTCCCCTTTGAACGGTACGAAAGTATCGTCAATTCCTTGGAGAGTAACCGAACTCGGAAATAATACGGGTTATGCCTTTGTATCTGCACCTGTCACCGACATTGATGAGTTACAGTATGCAGACACATCGAATGTCACAGCGATTTATAACTTCTTGAACGGCAACAGGGTCGAAAACCTTGACCCGTTAGGCGGTTGGGACGTTTCAAAGGTTGAAAGGATTTACCGCCTTTCGTTCGGTTCAAGCACCCTTAAAGATATATCGGGTGTTTCAAAGTGGCAGACATTGAGCCTTGAAAGGATAAGTTCACTTCTCGAAAACAATACCGCATTAACAAGCCTTCACGGCGTTGAAGATTGGGACGTTTCAAAGGTTTGGGATATGTTGGGAATGTGTCAAGGCGACACAGCATTAAATGATATATCAGCCCTTACGAAGTGGAAAACCGATAATCTTGAAACTCTTTATAGTGCGTTTGACGGAGACAGTTCGCTTGAAGATATAACAGGATTGTCAAACTTCAATGTTTCCAAGTTGACAGATTTGAGGTATTTCATGCGTTCATGTGGAGTCCGTACTCTTGAACCTTTGAGTACATGGAACACACCCGAATTGCTTTATATATCCTATGCGTGGACGTATTGCTTAAATCTCACCAACTATAAAGGTCTAGAAAATCTTGACGTTTCACACGTTGAGAATTTCCGAGAAGTGTTCCACGGAAACGAGAATGTTGAGAGCATCGAGGGTGTTGAGAATTGGCAGACGTTGAGTGCTACCACGTTTCAATCAGCTTTTGGGCGTAACATTTGGAACAATTCCATTAAACCCATTGAGGGTTGGACGTTTCCGAGCGGTTGCACAGCGTTGGAAATGTTCCAATCTTGCATCAATCTGCTGACGGTGGATAACGTTGACCTCGATCTGTCGGGTGCATCTGATATTTTGAATATGTTCAGCACTTTCCCGATGTATTGGTCACAACTTCTCGGGCGAAAAGTTTATTATATTCATCCGAATTGGTACGACAAAAACGGAATAGTGACCGACCCCGTTCAAGACGTTGACCACCCTGTCGTGGAATATACAAAAGATGCGTCATACGCACAGAATTGGGCGGTGAACGGAACGGGACTTAATGCGTTCGATAGTAATTGGAGCAACCGCCCTACATGGAATTAAGAGGTAAATATGTCTACACGTACACCAAATTTTAATTTGTATAAACCCGACCCGACCGATGATTTCGATGATTTCCTGTCAGAGTTTAATGACAACATGGACGAGATAGACGCAAACCTCGGCGGTGGTGGCGGTTCGGGCGGTCATACAATCATCGACTCGCTCGGGCAAGATATGCCACAAAGAGCAGGCTTACAGATTATTGGGGCAAGTGTAACCGATGATTCTGTGAACGATAAAACCGTAGTTAATATAACAGGCGGTGGCGGTGGTTCGGTAAACTACTCACTCACAGAGCAAGTCATCGGAACATGGATTGATGGAAAGCCATTGTATCAAATTTCTTTTGAATACCACGGAAATATACCGTCAAACAGCACTACGGTCTTAGGAAATGCCACAGCCCTTTCAATAGAAACATATGTTGGCGGTTTCGGTTCAGCATACGAATCGGGTTGGGGTTGGGCATCGTTCCCCGAGAGCGATATTAGATTGAGGTATAACGAAACTAATGGAAACATACAGATTTCAACACAAAGCATTGGTTTCGTAAATTCCACAGCTTATGTGACGATTTGGTACACCAAAACCACAGATTGAGAGGTAAAGCTATGAACGTATTACTTTTGAGAACTTACAAGAACGGAAACAAAGAGAGAACCGTAACGCCTTTTAATACCCCCGAACTTGCGTTGATAAACCTTTATGGGCATATGAGGTCATCTGTCGGGGATGAAAACTGTGTAAGAGTCACTTGCGAACTCATTGACGATGACGGACACGTTGAGAAATGTGAGCGTTATATCAGACCCGTGACACCCGAAAATGTGGAAAGCGAGGACAGTGCGGAATGAGTGCGGAAGTTGTTGCGACACTGATCATTGCTGTCGTCGGTTCAAACGGTCTGTGGTCGTTTGCTCAGTTTCTCATCGGCAGGAAGAAGAACAAATTCTCATATGATGACGTCATGGAGTTCAAGAACGGATTGTGTGCGCTTCTGAGGAATGAAATTGTCTGTGCACATAGAACATATACCTCAATCGGTTATTGCCCGCTTGAGGACAAGACAAACATTTCCGAAATGTATCAAGCCTATCACAAGCTAGGCGGGAACGATATAGCAACAGCATTAAAAAACCAAATACTCGAACTACCAAACACGAAAGAAGAAAGGAGAACAAAATGATTATTCCCGATAAGATTTACAAC